CTAATTTCAAACATCATTGGATCGGATATATGACATATATCCTTATCATATTCATCACCGAAAAGGTTACAGATTAAATCTGTACCATCTTTTAATCTAATGATAGATACGCTCATGGTTTTAACTCTATGTTATACAACTTAAAAGGAAACTTCTCCTCAGTATATATGTTCACCCGTTCAATGAAGTGTTGAAGTGTGAAGTTCATTGTTTTTCCTGTTCTGAGGTCGTCTGCGATATCGTAGAGTGTTGCTTGTTCTTTTCCGGTTGATTGTCGTAGTCCTCTTCCGATACTTTGTAAGTTTCTGATTCGGCTTTTTGAAGGGCTCGCAAAAATAATATTGTGAAGATTCCGTATATTAATACCAGTACTAAAGGTACCAAAAGAGGCCACAATGATTGCGTCATTTTCTTTCTCCATAATGGATCGTATTTTTTCTCTGTCTTCTGTTTCTACACCACCATAAACAAAAAATACTTGTCGACCATTTGCCTTTTCTTTTATCATTTCATAAAGAATTTTTCCTTGTTTTTCAACAAGTTGAAACAATACCAAAGTATTTTTGTTTAAACTGATTGTCAAATTTCTTATAAATTTGTTTCTTCTCTCTGATGTTACCAGAAATTCCAGTTCTTCTTGATATGTTTTTCCTTTTATAAACTGACAATCTTCTTTTGTATATTTAAGCACCAGACATTTGATATTAAAAGATGAAAGCTGTTTATTATCTATCAATTCTTTTGTTGTAATTACCTTATTAACAGGTCCAAATAAACCCTCCAATACCAACTTGTGAGTTTTGGTGCCATCTAAAGTACCAGTAAGACCTATTCTATACTTTGTTTTGGTACAAGAGGTCAATATTGTTGTCAAAGATTGTGCTTTGAAAAGATGTGCCTCATCACCTATAATGTAATCAAACTGTTGAAAATATTCGGCCGGCATCTGATATAACGATTGCCATGTCGATATAATTACTGCTTTATCAGAAACTTTTTCTTTACCCTGATATATTCTATGCACATTTTCTGAAACATCGAAACCATTGTGACTGGAATAGTCTGCAAAATCCGAATACAACTGTTCAACCAAAGATGTTGTGGGAACAATTATTAATCCTCTTAGGTTTTGATAATCTAATAATTGCCTTATCAACAAGTAAATGATCAAAGATTTACCAGAAGCCGTTGGAGAAAGTAATAATGCTCTGCGTTTTTGCATTGCATGTATAAAGGCTCTTTGTTGGTGATCTCTGACAGATATTTTTTGATTGTTAGAATGTAAGTTTAGAGATTCAAAAAACTTATTTGCATGATATACGGAGTATTCGTCTTCGGTATCGTTGTCTTCTAGATCAATTGTATATCCGCGTTCGTCTGCAAAATCTTTGATGTAGTCAATTAATCCAATATATATGTTTTGTGTTTGCAGGTTTAGTAATCTTATTTTTCCGTCCCATATTTTATTTCTGAAAGCAGGAATAAACTTGTGGCCAGGGACAAAGAAAGTGAAATACTCTGAAGCTTCTTTCAGAATATGTTTTTCTGCAATGAATTTTACATAAACTTCGTTTATCTTCTTTAAAGTTATGTCTTTTGTTGTTAAATCACTGTCCATTTATAAATTTTTCATAATCAATAAATGATCTTAACTGCCAAGTTCTTTGTTTAAGTTCATTCATAATTGCTTCCACAACTGAAATTGCTTCATCGTGATATGATTTTTTCTCCAGAAATTTAATCAAATCCAAATCTGCTTCCATGTAGGTGTTTATTTCAGCCTTCAATGTAAATGGGAATTGTTCCCAACCATATTTCTCCAGTTCATCTTTCGAAAGTTTACCAGAAAAATATTCAAGTTTGATTTTACGCATTTTCATATATTCGAAATGCGCTCTTTTACTGGCAATTCTATGATTTGTCAGTATGTTTAGATATTTACTGTGCAATGATGGAATGCGTACCAGTTCTCTGCCAGGTTCTGTCTGGTCTATAACTGAATCTGATTGCCACATCTCTAAAATTTTTTCAAGTTTTTCCATAAATTAATAATCGTCTTTGCAAACAAAGACAGTATAACATAATAAAATTAAAGTGTCAAATATTTGTATGATTCGTACCTAAATGTGGCTTTGCAACTGATGATGGTTTCTGCTGAGGCTTTGGTATCTAATTGCAGATCACTCATTGTCAGTGGGAATATATTTTTGAATTCTATTCTGAGAATTGGATTGTTTAATGCACTTAACACAGTTAATGTTGCATCAGAAAGATTTTTGTCCCTTTGTATTTCCCTATTTCTAGCACGACCTTCAAAACCTTCTGGATTTGCAATTGAAGTAAACCAATTGTACAAAGACTTCCAAGATTCCAATTCTTCATCGATTGCAAAAGAAATATCTAATGCTTCGTATTTAAGTTTTGTTCCAGGCAAGTACATGTCTAGAAATGGTGTAACACGGTCCACCTCGCCTAAGGAGACGCCAGGAATGTTTATCTCTTGTAAGAAGTACTGGACAGTAGACATTCTACTAAATGTCAGTAGAAACTTGGTTGGTTGAAAAAAATTTAAATTTTCTGGGTTTCTGTTTAGTGCAGTCATCAAAATCTCCTGTATTGGTATTTAGGAGCCATAAAAAAAGGGACACCGAAGTGTCCCTTTAAAGTACCACTCTGCGGTGGTTTGATATCACATTAGGTTCTTAACACCGAAGATGCGATAGTAAACATTGCTACGAGCATTCAATGCACCGTTGCCAGATGTTAATCCAGTTGCGAATGGGTTTGCAACCATGCCGTAACGAGTCTTGAATCCAATTTTTGGTTGGAATGTGAACTGGTCAACTGCACGAACCATCTGTAGAGGAACATATGGGCAGTAGAAAATACCTGCATCATATGGTGATGTACCTTTGTAACCAATTGTAACCAACTCTTGGTTAGAGGTGTAACCACCAAAGTATGGGTCAATGTAAACCTTGATACGACCATGCAATAGACCAGCAAAGGTGTTACCAGTGTCGTCTACTTGTAGGTCAGCTTGTAGGTTAGGTGTGTACTGTAGAACACCAGCCATAGCCATAGCAGAAGCAACGTCAGATGAAACGATCATGACATTACCTTTACCACGACGAGTTTGCTTAGCAATAACATTAGCATCGCGTTCGATTTGGAAAATCAAACCTTTGAAACGCTCAACAGACCAACGACCGTTAGAGTCGGTGTCTAGGTCAAATGTACCCGCAGTGGTAGTACCAAACTGTGCGCCTGGAACAGCACATGTGTAAATGGTACGAATAACTTCGCGGTTAATTTCAGCAAGAATCTCAGTAGACAGAATGTTTGACAATTCTGTTTCTGCATCAAGACCATGAACTGCTTTCAAGTCTTGTGCAAGTTCTAGAGAGTATTCAGCTTTCAATGCACGGCTTTGAGCGGTAACAGTAACCTTCTCAATGCTGAATGCCATTTGCTGGAATGCAGGTGAACCATCTGCACCTAGTTGTTCAGCAACAGAAGTTGGTAGACCAATACCTGTAGAGTAACTGTTAGCAGTCAAATCGCTAATTGGATTTGTCTTGATATCAGTTGTGTTGTTACCTTGGAAGCCATATGGATTCGCAGAAGAACCAGTACCAGAGAAAATGGTATTGGCTTCGTTGAAGAATGCTTCGTTAGTATTGCTTGGTGCACCAGATTGAGTGTTATAACGAGCACGCATTGCAAAGATCAAGCCGGTTGGGCCTGTCATTGGCTGAACGCCTGCAACATCATAAGCAATCAAGTTAGGCAATGCACGGCGAACCAAACTGATCAAGATAGGATCATAGTTCTGTACGCCACCTGCAACGTTGGTTGGAGCTGCTGCTGTAGCTTCGTTAAGTTGCTGAGCAGCTGCTGACATTTCGCGTTGTTGGTTTTCCAATACGAGTGCAGTAACAGCCTTTTTATAAGGGTCTTTGATGGCTTCTAGTTCTGGATGTTCCAAAACTGGTTGCCATTTCTTTTGTAGTTCTTCAGATAGAAACATTTATTATCTCCTTGTTAGTATCTAACTGTGGTAAATTTTATTTATTTTACCAGGGTTTTTGAAATGACTTTTGCGTATTGTTCGATTGAAGGATCTGCGAAACTTTTAGCAGGTTTCTTGTCTTCTTCAATTTGAACTTCCTCATTTAAACTGTCTGTAGCTTTTACTGGAGTCTTGAAATATGATTCTTTCAATGTTTCCAATTTGGAAGTAAATTCTTCCTCATCGGTAAACTCCACACTTTCTGCAAGTGTTTTCAGTTTCTCTACTTGAGTTTGTGTTAGGCCTTCACATACTGCATGTATAGCCTCAATTTTTTTAGATTCTTTTAATTCTTTGTGAACATTCATAGAATACTTGATCTGTTCATTTAGAGCTTCTTCAAGTTCTTCTACTTTGTTGGTCAATTCACCAACGATATCAACCTTGTCTTCTGGAATATCGATGTAGTGTTCTGCAAATAGATCGCGTAGACCTTGCATAAAGTCTTCAACGATTTCTGCGCGTAGACCTTGTTCAACAGCAAGTTGATTTTCCTTGAACCATTCTTCTGCCATATAGTTGATGTAATCATCCAACTTAGAAGCTAGTTCTTCTTTGATTTCTTCAACTGCAACTTCGAATTCTTCAAAGATAGCTTCTTCGGCTTCTGCCATCATTTCTTCAGCGCGTGTAATAACTGCGGCTTCAAAAATTGTAGATGCTTTCTGAACAAATTCTTCTGAAAGATTTTCACCAGCAACTAGTGCTTCAATGTCTTCTTTCATTTTTTTCTTAGCAGTTTCTTTCTTGAACATTTTCTTGAACAAAGCTTTGTCTTGCTTTTCATCTTCGTGACCTTCTTCTTTTTCTTTTTCTTCGGCCACTATTTCTTCGTCAGAATCAATATCTGGTAAAGGTGCGTGTGTCACTGACTCTGGAACATATGGAGCAACTGCACCTGGATTAGTTTGGAACATTTGTGTTGACAATCTAGCTTTGATACGGTCACGAATAGCAGAATAGTCTGTAGCTGGCGCCTGAGTTGGTGCCAAATCGCCACGACCTTTAGATTGCTGGTCTTTATCAGCATCTAGGTGATGTGCTCCTTCAGCACCAACAGGTGGTTTTGCACCTGGAGGAGTTGCTGTAGGTGTACCTTTTGTGTAATCTGGATTTTGGTCACCATCTTTTTCTGGAGAGTCACCAACTTTTCCAGCATCTTTTGTTCCATAAGCAACATCAGTAGTTAGCTTGTCTTGGCCAACTTGACCGCGCTTATGTTGATCTTGTCCTCTCATGCCCATCTTGTTAGCAACATTGGAAGCAAACATTGATTTTGCATCTTCACTTAAAATTGCTTTAGCGGCATCTGTCAGATTTAATTTTCCCATTTTGAGAATCTCCTTGGTTTTATATTGGATATTTATAATTAAAGTTTTTTGATGAATGTTTCAAATATTTTAAGACTTACTTCTTCAATTTCTTTACGAGTAGCTTTACGAATTTGTTGTTTAGCTTGTTCGTTATGAACTTCAGTCCATACTCCATTTACAATCATCCATTCTTTGTTTTCCATAATACCCTGAACGAAAGCTCCGGGCGCAGACGGATCTGCTACAATATCTGCCGCTGTGGCTAGATGAAAATCATCTTGAACAATATTGATACCATTAACATTTTTAAGTGAACCCATGCCTCTAGAAGAAACACCTATTTGTGCGCCTCCTTCAAGTAGATTCTTAACAATGGTACCCATTGGTGTGTCAAGAATTTTTGCTTTGCCTATCCAATCATTACCTTCTTGACGCAGAGAAACAGTCAAATGTGAAACTCTGTCTAGATTGATTGTTGGTGTATCTGGATGACCCAGCTCACCAAAGGCACGATTTTTATTAATGTAATTCTCAGTATATCTGGATACTTCTTTTTGCATCGTTTCTCTCAGATATTTTCTTCCATTCTTGTTCACCAGTTCTGATTGAAGAAATGGACCTTCGATGAAAAGACTTTTCTTTCCATCCTTTTCTTCTGAAATACAACTGATGGTTTCTGTGACTTCTGTAATTAATTTCATGGAGTAACTCCATATGGTGGATAATTGAATGCAGCAGGATCATTGAACTGACCACGCTGATAGTGTGCATTGTCTTTACGCAATTCTAAAATAATGGTATAAGAATCATTTGCAGCTTGACCGCGAGTTATCAATGCAATATCTCCGTTATTGTTTGCTGTCACTGTAGGATTTTGAATTGTGATCCAACTTCCGCCAGCATCATATTCACCATTGCCATGTAAGAATACAATAGGAACACCATCAATAGGATTTCCAGAAGTATTTGCCCAATACAATTGAACATCACCTTCACCTGTGTCTGTAATATACCAAATTCTATTGATGGTCAAACCGTAATATGGTTTTGCTGTGTTGCTTACGCTCAGAGCCGATCTCAAAGGAACATTGTTTGCATCTAATGCTCCATAAAGAGTGTTTGCGGCTATTCTAGCGTTATTGCTTTCTTGACCCGTCCCATCAAAATCTCCTGTTAATTTAATAACAGCAGCTTGTGTGTCGTCTTTTAGTACCTGATAAGTGAATTTATTTGCCATTTTTTATCCTATTATTGAGGTGATGTTTCAGGCTCATTATTTTCCACATCATTTTCTGTATCGTCTTCAGCTTCAACAGTTTCTGGATTTACAATTAAATTTTGTGCAACAACTGCTTTGTGATTTTCAATGTGCTGCATAACTCTATTTTGCAATTCAGTATAGAATGCATCACGCATACCTACAGCGTCATCGTTTTCAATATGATTTATAATAGCTCTAGTAACATCACTCATAATTTTCTCCAAATAAATTTATTTATAGAATTCGTTTTAGTTTAGTGAACATTGTGTTTTCTAAACTAAGATCAGCTGTTGTCGTTTTTGGTTTTGGCTTAGGTTTTGAACCACCATTTTTGTTTGGCACCGGTTGTGTATCTTGTTGTATCTCTGCCTGTTGTGCCATTTGTTGTGTCTGTACATCACCCATCATTTGTTGTTGTGCAACGGCATTGGTAATTTCAGTTGGTAAACCTAAACCTTCTTGTTTTTCTTTATTGATTTCTTCTGTCATTTCTGCAATGTCATCATCATTCATACGAAGTACATTGCGCTGAATCCATGCTTGTGAGAAATAACGACCTGTATAAGCATCAATTGATGCCAACAATCCAAGTCTTTCTTTCATTAACTCTGCTTCTTTTAATTCAGAAAAATTATTATCTTTAATGAAATCATAATAGATGTTTTCTTTGAACATGTCCCATTCTTCTGCTGTGCAAATTCCTTTTAGTACACATTGCACTCTTAAAGCCTGGTCAAAAACATCAGAGAAACGATTACGCATACGGTCGACAAATTTAGAAAACTTCAATTCATCTCTTGTGACTTCTGCAACTCTACCAATAGAAAAGCCTTCATTTGGTTCTAATCTAGAAATTGGTACATTCAAAGACTTGTACAATTTCTTTTCGAAATACTTAACATCTTCCAGTTCACCTAAGTTCTGACCACCGGGCAGTGTGGTAATTTCTGTGCCCTTACCACCTTCACGGCGAGGTAACCAGAAGTCTTCCATCATTGAAAGAAACTTACGATCATCACGAACTTCACCTGTCTGTGCATCATAGACAAGTTTGTTCTTATACTTGATCATGATATCACGAAGATACTGTTCCGCTTTGAGCTTAGGTAAATTACCAACATCAATGTAAAAGATACGGCGTTCAGGTGCTCTTGAAATTCGGTATATAACCGTTGCATCCTCTATCATACGAAGTTGATTTAGAGGCTTAATTGCTTTATGTAGATAACTCAGAACGACCGCACGGCGAGAATCCATTAAACCAGATACAACAGAA